AACCGTGCAGCGCACCGTGCGCGCCTGAAGGCCGAGCGCCGCATCACTTCGAAAGCTGCGCGATGAACAGGCAGCAGGCCGTACAGGTCAGCATCTCGCTGCAGGAGCTGGCCAGCGTCGTCAATGACTTCCTGGAGGCGCGGGCCGGCGAGACGGTGGCGTTCGTGCTGATGGTCGCCACCGATGGCGTGACGCAGTACGTCAGCAACGCCAGCCGCGCCGACGGCACCGCCATGGTTGAGTCGCTGCTCGCACGCTGGAAGGCCGGCCGTGCCGACATCCCGGCGCACATGAATCCGGATCTGAAGCCGCCGACGGCGTAGAGGAGAAAGCGCATGACCGAAGACGAAGCCCCGTCGACCGCCGAGCTCTACATCCGGGCCCAGGAGAGCAATCACCTGGAGGTCACCGTTCTGCGGACCCGAGCGATCGACCGCATCATCGCCGCCGGCTGGGTGGGTGACACCCTCGGCGCGCTGCTGTACCGCGTGCTGGCCGAATACGACGCTGTGAAGGGCGAGAAGGCGCTCTACGAAGCCGAGGCCATGCGCCTGAGCGAGCTGCACCGCCAGGCCCTGAAGCGCCGGGAAACCGCGCGCAAGCAGATGGAAGAGGAATGCTGCCCATCCGTCGACCAGTACCGCGCCTGGGCCGCACACGCCGAAGAAGCCCGCCAGCTGGCCGCCCAGGTCCGCAGCGAGATCACCACCGGCCGGGCCATGGTGCTGATGCGCGTGCGCTCGCTGCATGACGCGAAGCAGGCGCTGGGCCGGTTCGCGATGATCCACGCGCAGACCTCGCGCCGCGCGCAGGCTCCGCGCACGCATCTGCTGGTGCGCTACCTCGGCGCCGAGGTCAGCCTGCCCGTCATCGACGATGCGGTCGTGCTGGCGCTGGCCGGCCGTGTGCTGGACGTCTTCCTCGATGGCGACTGCGGCCACTGCCAGGGCAGGGGATCGAACGGCGGCCGCCACCGCGGCGAGAAGCTCGAGCTTTGCCGGCCTTGTCACGGCTCCGGGAAGCGGAGCGAGAGCATCGGCCACAACCGCACCGAGCAGCACTTCGCCGCCAGCCTGATGGTCGAGATGAGCATCCGCCTGAACGAGGCCGAGCGCTCGATGCGCGCCTTTCTGCGCACGTTCGACGCTTGACAGCCGATCTGGCATACTGCGCGCCAATTCGTTGCACCCCCGCCTGACCAGCCGCGCGCCCGTCAGGTGAATTCGCCCGGCGCGCGATGCGCCTAACTCGGTTTCGACCCGAGAGCCATTCAGGGGCGCAGCCATCCCCCAATCCGACCCGGCACATGCCGGGTTTCTCGTTTCTGGCGCCGTGCTCACGCAGAGCCAGGTGCAAACCGCGCTCGCTGGTAGCCACCGGCCGGCGCCGCCACGTTTCCACGCCCCGCCGGATGCCGCCTCCCCACTTGGAGGTGCCGACGCAGGACCAGCCAGCCGGCGGTGCAGCCAACACCGGCATCCGCTGACGACCGCACGAGACGGACGACTCCTCCCTACCTCGCGCACGGGCGGCGGAACACAACCTCCCAACCGGGAAACCACCACATGGCACCCTTCTATGTCTACGAACTCGTCGACCCGCGGGACGGGTCCGTGTTCTACGTCGGGAAGGGCAAGGGTCGCCGTATCTCGCACCACGTCAGGACCGCACGCCGCGGCATCGTGGACAACGCCGAGAAGTTCAAGCGCATCGAGGCGATCCACGAAGCCAGCCTGATCGTCGAAGAGAGGATCATCTCGCGCCACGTCAGCGAAAGCGATGCCTACGCCGCGGAGCGCGAGCGCATCGCTGAACTGCGAGGCAGCCTGACCAACATCGTCGGCGGCGTCGTCACGAACGAAGAGAGGCGCCGCGAACAAGCCAAAGCGGCGCTTGCGCGGTTGAAGCCCTACGACGAATGGGTTTCCGGTATGCATGAAGACCAGCGCCGGTCAGCTGAAGTCCTCGGCGGCGAGCGCTACATCTACGACACGGTGTGCAAACAACTCGCGATGATCGCGAATGGGGCCGACACATGGGGCGCCCGAGCAAGTTCACGCTGAAGGTTGCGGACGCCATCTGCGAGCGGCTGGCCGGCGGGGAAAGCCTGCGCACGATCTGCAAGGGCGAAACCATGCCGCCGATGGCAACCGTTTTCCGATGGCTCGCCGCCCATCGGTCGTTTCGTGACCAGTACGCGCGTGCGCGCGAAGCCCAGGCCGACGCGCTGGCTGACGAGATCCTGAACATTGCCGACGACTCTACCGGCGACACGTACACCGACGACGATGGCGTCGAGCACACGAATCACGAGGTCGTCGCGCGCTCGAAACTGCGTGTCGATGCCCGCAAGTGGCTGGCCGCGAAGCTGCGGCCGAAGGTCTACGGCGAGAAGATCCAGCAGGAGTTGAGCGGGCCGAATGGAGGGCCGATCGCTCAGGTCAGTATGTCGAACCGCCAGTTCGAGGAGATCGCCCGGAACCTTCTCGCCGAGGTTTGATGCGCGAGTACGGCGCGGAGGAGCGCCACACCGCCGGCTTGCTGGCCCGCAAGGACCTGTACTTCTTCAGCCGCTGGACGTTCCAGCAGCGCAAACGCTACCAGTGGCAGCGGGCGCCACACCATCGGCTCATCTGCGACGCGCTGATGCGCGTGTTCCGCGGCGAGTGCCGGCGGTTGATCATCAACATCCCGCCGCGGTACTCGAAGACCGAGCTCGCGGTCGTCAACTTCATCGCCTGGGCCATGGGCCAGGTGCCGGACAGCGAGTTCATCCACGTCAGCTACTCCGGCGAGCTGGCGCAGAGCAACTCGAGCAACGTGCTGCAGGTGATGCGGCACGAGGCCTACCGCGAGATTTTCCCGGCCGTCGAGCTGGCGTCCGATGCAAAGCACCACTGGCGCACCACCAGCGGCGGCGTGCTGTACACGGCCGGCGTCGGCGGCACGCTGACCGGCTTCGGCGCCGGCAAGGAGCGCGAGGGATTCGGCGGCGCGATCATCATCGACGACCCGCACAAGGCCGACGAGGCCAGGTCGGACACGATCCGCAAGAACGTGCTGGAGTGGTTCCAGAACACGCTCGAAAGCCGGAAGAACAGCCCGGCGCGGACGCCGGTGATCCTGATCATGCAGCGGCTGCACGCCGAGGACCTGGCGGGCTGGCTGCTCGATGGCGGCAACGGCGAGCAGTGGGAGCACCTCTGCCTGCCGGCGCTGCAGGAAGACGGCACGGCCCTGTGGCCGGAGAAGCACAAGGTCGAAGACCTGCGCCGCATGGAGACCGCGGCGCCGTATACGTTCGCTGGGCAGTACCAGCAGCGTCCGAGCCCAGGCGAAGGCGGGGTGTTCAAGCCCGGAGCGATCCAGATCATCGACGCGGTGCCGGCCGGCGCGATCCGGTGGTGTCGCGGCTGGGACCTGGGGTCGACGGTCGACGGCGACTACACGGCAGGGCCAAAGCTGGGGAAGCTGCCGGACGGCCGCTACGTCATTGCCGACGTGCAGCGCGAGCGACTCGGCCCGGATGAGCGAGACGCGCTGATCGTCAACACCGCGGCGGCCGACGGCAAGTCGGTGCGGGTCGGAATCCCGCAGGACCCTGGCCAGGCCGGCAGAACGCAGGTGCTGTACCTCACCCGGCAGCTGGCCGGCTACACGGTGAAGACCTCGCCCGAGTCCGGCGACAAGGTGACGCGCGCCGAGCCCTTCGCGGCCCAGGTCAACGTCGGCAATGTGCTGATGGTGCGGGGCAAGTGGAACAAGGCGCTAACAGACGAAATGCGCGACTTCCCCAACGGCAAGTACGACGACCAGATCGACGGCGCGTCGCGCGCTTTCTCGGAACTGCTGGCCCCGAGCCAGGCCATGGACATCAACCTGGGCACCGCAACGAATGGCTGAAAACGACGTCACCTTCAGCCGCATTCCTGCCGTCATGGCGGAGCGCTGGGCGCTGGTGCGTGCGGTGTGCAGCAGCGACGAGGCGGCGCTGCAGAAGTTCCTGCCGTATCTGAACGCAAAGGACCAGACGCCGGCGAACCAGGCGCGCAACAAGGCCTACCAAGAGAACGCAGTCCTCTACAACGTCACGCGCCACACGCGCGAGGGCCTGATCGGCCTTGCCTTCAGCCGCGAGCCGAACGCCGAGGGCATGCCGGAGCGGCTGAAGTACCTGCTGACCGACGCCGACGGCGCCGGCGTGAGCCTGAGCCAGCAGTCCCAGGCCGCGCTCGGTTCCGTGCTCGAAACCGGCCGGCATGGCCTGCTGGTGGACTTCAGCGAGGCCCTGTCGCGGCCGGTGATCAAGGCCTACCAGGCCGAGGACATCATCAATTGGCGCCCGGCGCTGATCGGCGGCCGCATCGTGCTGACGATGGTGGTGCTGCACGAGATGGCCGAGATCGACGACGGCTACGCGGTGACCTTCGTCGACCAGTGGCGCGAGTACCGCCTCAACGACGGCGCCTGCATCTGTAAGGTCTGGCAGCGGCCGGACCCGAAGAAGCCGCCGGTTCAGATCGGCGGCGACATCGCGGTGCGCTCGCCGGGCCGCCCGTTCGACAGCATTCCGTTCCGATTCATCGGCGCGCAGAACAACGACGCGTCCATCGACGACCCGCCGCTGTATCCGCTGGCCTACCTGAACCGGCACCACTTCCGCAATTCCGCCGACTACGAGGACAGCGTGTTCTACGTCGGCCAGGCACAGCCCTGGATGTCTGGGCTCACGGAAGAGTGGCGCGACTGGATGCAGGAAAAGGGCATCTACGTCGGCTCGCGCGCGCCGATCCTGCTGCCGGCCGGCGGTGAATTCGGCTTCGCCCAAGCCCAGCCGAACCAGCTGGCCATGGAGGCGATGAAGCACAAGGAAGAGCAGATGCGCGCCCTCGGCGCCCGGCTCGTGGAAGAGAAGACGGCCCACACCGCCACGCAGAGCGACAACGACAAGGAAGCCAGCACATCGGTGCTGTCGACCTGCGTGGGCAACGTGACCGCCGGCTACCAAGCCGCGATCGACTTGTGCTGCCGGTACATGGACACCGAGCCGAAGCCGGACGCCTTCGCGATCAACAAGGACTTCGTGCGCCTGCTGGCCGACGCGCAGACCGTGACCTCGATGGTCGATGCATGGCAGCGCGGCGTGATCGCCAAAGCAGACGTTCGCTCTTTCATGCGCGAGCGCAGTTTCGTCCCGCCGGATCGCACCGATGCGGACATCGACAAGGACATCGCGGCCGAGCCGAAGCCCCCGGCGCCCGCACCGAATCCGGCTCCGGCCAAAGGCCAGGCGGCTTGATCTCGTCTCCACACTTCGCGGCCTAGGGCCGTTTCTCTCAACTGTCCCAAGGGGACGCACAGCCCATGTTCAAACGCACGCTCCTCGGTCGCCTGATTTCCTTCCTGAACCCCTCCGTCGTCGATGACAGCGGTGGTGGTGGTGGCGGCGGCCCGACGATCACGCCAGAAGTCCAAGCGCTGATCGACTCCGCCGTGTCTGGGCTCAAGGCCAAGAACGGCGAGTTGATCGGCAAGCTCAAGGACGCCACCACCAACCTCCAGCGCTTCGACGGCATCGACCCCGATGCCGTGCGCACGATCCTGTCGAAGTTCGCCAGCGACGAAGAAGCCGCGTTGATCGCCAAGGGCGACATCGACACGGTGCTTTCGAAGCGCACCGAGCGCATGCAGGCCGACTTCGCCAAGAAGGAAAAAGGCTGGACGGACGCCGACGCGCGCAAGGACGCCAAGATCAAGAAGCTGGAGTCCGGCAAGGTCTCTGGCGCACTGACCGCGGCGGCTTCGAAGGCCGGCGCGCTGCCCGAGGCGATGGAAGACATCGTCTTGCGCGGCCAAAGCACCTGGCGCGTGAATGACGACGGAGACGTCGTCGCCATGAACGGTGATGAGGTGGTGCTCGGCAAGGACGGCAAGACGCCACTGACGCCGATTGAATGGGCTGAATCCCTGCGGGAAGCCGCGCCGCATCTCTGGCCGAAGGCTCAGGGCACGGGCGCACCTGGCTCCAGCACGCAGCCGAGATCCGGCAGCGAAATCTTCAAACTCTCGCCCGTGGAGCGCATGAACGCGGCACGGGCGCAACGAAAGTAAATCATGGCCCTGACCCTTGTCGAAGCCGCGAAGCTGGAAACCGGTGATGCCGTCCGCTCCGCGATCATCGAGCTGTACGCCGGCTCGTCCTCCATCCTCGCGAACCTGCCGTTCGAGACCATCGCCGGCAACGCGCTGAAGTACAACCGCGAAGACGCGCTGCCCGGCGTCGGCTTCCGCGGCGTGAACGAGAGCTACACGCCTTCGACCGGCATCCTGAACCCGATCACCGAATCGCTGGTGATCGCCGGAGGCGACCTCGACGTCGACAAGTTCATCGTCGACACGATGGGCGCGGCGCAGCGCTCGACCCACGAGGCGATGAAGGTGCGCGCCTTGGCCCTGGCCTGGACGAAGAAGTTCATCAAGGGCGACACGGCGAGCGACCCGCGCGAGTTCGACGGCTTGCAGGTCCGCGTGACCGGCAACCAGAAGATCGCGGCCGGCTCGACCGCCAACGGCACCGCCCTGTCGCTGGCCAAGCTCGACGAGGCGATCGATCAGACGCTGAACCCCACGCACCTGATCATGAGCAAGGCCATGGCGCGCAAGTTCAGCGCGGCGGCGCGCAGCACGTCGGTGGCCGGCTACGTCACCTACAGCAAGGACGCCCTCGGCCGTCGGGTGATGCAGTACAACGACCTGCCGATCCTCACGGTGGACCTCGACAACGCCGGCGCCGCCATCCTGCCGTTCACCGAGGCCGCCACCAGCGGCACCGCGACCGCCACCTCGATCTACGTGGTGAGCATGGGCTCGGACGGCCTGACCGGCCTGCAGAACGGCGGCATCGACGTGCGCGACCTGGGCGAGCTCCAGACTGCGCCGGTCTACCGCACGCGCGTCGAGTGGTATCCCGGCATGGCCATCTTCAATGGCCGCGCCGTGACCCGCCTCTGGTCGATCGCCGACGCCGCGATCGTCGCCTGATTCACCGCCTGACGCCTGAAAGGAAAGCATCATGGCCAACCTGCATTCGCAGTTCACTTACGACGACGCCCTGGTCCTCAAGGACGCCGGCCTCGTCGCCTCGACCACCACGGAAAGCACCATCCTCGATCTGGGCTCCGGCTTCGTGGATGGCTTTCTCGTGGTCGACGTGTCGGCGTGTGAAGTCGCCACCGGCGACGAGAAGTACACGATCCACCTCGAGGGTTCGAACGTCGCAGCGATGAGCTCCGGTTCGGTCTCGCTGGCCGCGTTCTTCATGGGCAACCTCACGGCCCCCATGGACGCAGCCACTGGCACCGGCCGCTTCGTGATCCCGTTCACCAACGAGCAGAACGGCACGGTCTACCGCTACGTGCGCCTGTACACGCTGGTGGCCGGCGACATCGCCACGGGCATCAACTACTCGGCGTTCGTCGCCAAGCGCTGACATGACCGCGCGCAACGTGGCCGGGACGCTCCCGGTCAATGCCAACGTCAACCGCGTCCGGCAATTCGACCTGCAGGCCTCGCAAGAGGGCTACGGGTCGGTTCCTGGCGCGGTGTCGGCCAACGTCACCGCGACCGAGGCGGGTGTCGGCGTCGTTCACCAGACGACGCTGACGCTTTCCGCGCTCGCGCAGGCTGTGGCCAACGGCACCGAGTACCAGGGCACCAAGATCTACGACTTCCCCGAGGGTCGGATCTTGGTCTTGGGCGTGGTGGCCACGCTCCAGCAGACCACCACCAGCGCCCTCGCTGGCACGCTGAACGCGAGCTCGACCGGCGCGGTGGCGCTCGGCACGGCGACCGCGTCGAACGTCTCGCTGACCTCGACGATGGTCGACCTGCTGCCGTCGACCGCGTTCACCTCGTCGGCCACGGTCGACGTGGCGGGCACGGCTGTCGCTGCCGCGCTCGCCGCGTCGGCGCAGTTCGACGGCCGCAGCACGGCGAAGGACGTTTACCTGAACTCGGCCTTCGCCACGACCACCGACGTGGACGGTGATGCGTCGATGACCTGGTCGGGCAGCGTCACCATCACCTGGATCAACCTGGGCGACTGAGGACCATGACCAAGCAAGTCACACACACCGTTTACGACGCTGCTGGGAAGCCGCACACCGTCGAGCCCGTCGACGCTCGGGAGTACGTGGCTTCGGGCCACTACTTCCGCGAGCCGCCGGAGGCCCAGAAGGTTGCGCCCGCCGCGCCGGCTGCGCCTGAACCGGCACCGACGCCGACGCCGACGCCGGCCGAGCAGGTGGTTGCCGAGGCGAAGGCTGCTGACGCCAAGACGAAGGCGAAGGGCTGACCCGTGACCCTGACCGACGCGCAGATCGTCGACCTGCGGCGCTGGCTCGGCTACCCGCTGGCCAGCGCCACAGGCGTCGAGACGGTCTACACGCCGGACTCGCCGCGCGTGTCGTTCACGGCCCGCCTGGAGGCGTTGTCGGCCAGCGAGGAAACGGTGCTGGTCGAGCGCTTCCTGGACAAGCTGGCGCTGCTTGAGCAGGCGATCCTCGATGCGGCTGACAACCTCGACACGGACACCGCCGGCCCGTGGAAGGCGAACCATCGCGAGATCTCGCAGCGCAAGTCGCTGTACAACAGCACGCGGCGCGAGATGTGCGCGTTCCTGGGCTTCGAGCCCGGCCCGAGCCTGGGCACCGGCGCGATCTTCGCGACGCGCTGCTGACACCATGGACGGCGAGACGCTCCAGGCCCGGATCTACGCGGGCTACGGCAAGGCTGCGTCACGCGTTGGCCGCTCCTATTCCGTGTACCGCGCTGCGACGCCGGTGAGCCCGCTGGAGGCCGGCAACCTGGTTGGTTCGGTCGACTGCTTCTTCGCCGCTGACCAGAAGTTCAACAGCGTCCACAAGTACAAGAACGTCGAGCGGTACATGTGGGCCGATGGCCGCGAGTTGCAGCAGCGCGACATCCTGCTGGGGCCATACGGCACCTTCTACGTCGGCGACATGCAGCCGAACCTGCCGATCCAGGCCATCTGGTGCAACGAGGTCGTGAAGATCGAGCGCCCGACCTATCAGGGCACAACCATGGTGCCGGAGCAGATCGCCTTCGGCCTGCCGTGCTTCCGCCAGCTGAAGAAGGTCGACCAGAAGCCTGTCGGCCAGGCCTTCGGCGCCAGCACCGCGGCCACGCCGATCGGCGAGTGGTTCGTCTTCCTGCCCATCGAGCAGGGACTGGTGCAGCAGGGTGACATCGTGACCGACCAGATCGGCCGCCTGTTCTCGCTCGACACGATCGACAACACCGAGATCGGCGTGGTGATCACCATGCGCCAGTCGGACACCGCCGAATGATCACGATCGACGCCGCCGCCACGCTGCTGCAGCTGAACGCGATGCTGGCGCGCATGCGCAACCCCGAGCCAGCCTTCTCGGTCATCGGCTACCAGCAGCGCGACGCGATCCGCCGGCGCATCCAGCGCGAGAAGCGCGACCCTGACGGCAACGCCTGGGCGCCATGGGCCGATGCCACGCTGCACGGCTTCGGCCCTTTCCCGGGCCGCGAGGACAAGGGCAACGTCGCGCAGGGACTTCTGTGGGACGACGGCACGCTGCTGGATGCGATCCAGTCGAAGTCCACCGCCAAGGGCGTGGACATCACGGCCGACACGCCCTATGCGGGCTACCTGCAGGACGGCACCCGCAAGATGCCGGCCCGGCCCTTCATGGGCTGGACCGATGACGACACGCAGCAGGCCGAGATGACGGTGCTGCACTACATCGAGGGCGTGCTGTGATCGCCGAGATCGCCGCCGACCTGCTGGCCAAGGTGCAGAGCGTGCCCAGCCTGGAGACGAGCGCGGGCCTGTCGATCGGCGGCCGCAGCCAGGACCCGGGCCTGCTGAAGGTGCCGCTGCCGGCCGCCTGGTGCAGCCTGAAGACGGACCAGACCGACGAGCAGGACTACACCCACGGCCAATCAAGCGGCATCGTCATCCGCGAGCAGCGAATGATGGGGACGTGGGCCGTGATGGTCTTCATCCCCTACATCGACGACGCCAACCTGCTGGCCGTGCAGTTCCCGCTGCTGGAGGCCGTGGCCAACGCGGTGCACGGCACCACAACCCCGTCCGGCTTCGCCTGGCGCTACCTCGGCCAGCGCATCGCACTGGTCTACCCCGACCGCCTCGCCTACGAGCAGCGCTTCACGTTGCACTACGCGATGAATTCCGACCCCATCACCAACTGACCCTCCCGCGAAAGGCCTGCCATGGCAATCATCTCTAACTCCGACCTGCAGGCCATCTGCGACAAGCTCGCGCGTTGGGCTGCCATGAGCGTCGGCGACGACGCATTTGACGACTCCTTCAATGCTGGCATGGCTGCGGCCAATGCGGCCGTGATGACCGGCTCGGGCTCGCTGCAGACGTACCTGTTCGAGACGGTCACGGACGCCGACGTCGCGGCCGATCTGCTGGGCGCTGCGCGCGACCTCGAGGAAAGCCAGCCGGTCCCGCCGACCCGCTTCATGATCGGCATTGCCGGCATCTCGGCGTTCTTCGCGGCGCTGAACCGGCACATCGCCCGGTACTCGGTCTACTCGACGCTCGATGCGTACCTGACCAGCCTGAATGCCTCGTCGCCGACGCTGCGTGTGCACCAGGCGCTGCACGACCACCTGAAGGCGTTCAGCCGCAAGAACGTGTTCATCGCGAACGACACGGTCCTGGCCACCATCAGCATCACCGGCGCCGCGGCTGGCACGTTCGCCAGCGTGGCGACGATCGGCAGCGCCTACGCCGGCGCCAAGCTCGTTGCGAAGAACCAGGGCGCGACGGACAGCGATGCGGTGCTCAGCATCACCGGCAAGAAGGTCGACGGCACGACCCAGGTGCTGACCGTCACCTGCAGCACGAACACCGACGACGCGGAGCACGACCTGTCGAGCACCGCGAAGCTGTTCACCGAGGTGACCGCGATCAGCGTCACCAGCGACGGCACGAACGGCAACGTGATCGAGATCGTTGCCAAGACCGACCGCGACATCAGCGCCGCCTGATCCCTACCTCTCGCACCTCACCACTGAAAGGGCCGCATCATGGCATCCCCGTACACCGATTCCTCGCAAGGCCTCTTTCAGGGGGTCCTCTACATCGCCGAACGCGCTTTCAACGGCGCTCAGCTCACCGGCTTCATGGACCTGGGACAGGTCGACATGTTCAGCATCGACCCGAAGCCGAAGCACGAGGACATCATGGACTCGCGCACGAGCCCTTCGGGCGTCATCAACCACATCCTCGTGGAGATGACGCACGCGACCAAGTTCCGCTCTCTCGACATCGCCATGAAGCACTGGGCCCGCGCCGTCTGGGGCGAGTGGGGCGGTGCCGTGGAAGGCGCGTCGGTCGCCGACGAGGCGATCACCCTCTACAACGGCTGCATGACGCCGTTGGCGCACCCGGGCGTCAGCAACGTCGTGATTTCCGGCGCGACGATCGACACGGACTACACGGTCAATGCAGCGGCCGGCGCGATCAATGTGAAGACGACCTCGCCCGCGGCTCCGGACGGCACGCCGCTCGAGACGACCGTGGCCTACGACTTCGCCGACTACAACGGCGTGGTGCAGGCCTTCACTGTGCCGCAGAAGTACTTCACGCTGCGCCTGCATGGCATCAACGTCGCGCAGGGCGGCCAGCCGGTCATCGTGACGGTGCACCAGTGGGCGCCGGACCCGGTCGCGGTGCTCAACTTCATCGACAAGAAGCATCACGTCCACGAGCTCGGCGGGATGGTGCTGAAGGATGAGTTGGTCGACGAGCCGGTGGCCGGCAACGGCGACCGGTCGCAGTACTTCACGATCGCCAAGCGCTGAAAGCGCTGCGGCATCAGACTCGAAGCCGAGGAGCCAAGCCTTGAGCGATACCAAGAACGACATGGACATCCTCTTTCCTGGAGAGGATGTCACAGTGCGCCTGCGTGGCAACGCGGAGCCGGAGGTAGTCCGCGTCGAGCCGTTCTACTCGACGCAGCTGAAGCCGGCCGCGAAGCTCATGCGGCCACTGGCCGAGACGCTGTTCGGCGCGGGCCTGTTGGACGTGAAGCGCGCGGCCGATGGCAAGGTGACGATGGAGATCGGCACCAACATCATGGGCGCCATCTTCGCGATCCTGGAGGACGGGAGCGACCAGCTGATCGACTTCGTGGGCTTCGCGATCGGCAAGCCGCGCGACTGGTTCGACGGCCTGCCGCCAGATGGGCTGATCGAACTCGCGGAGGCCGTCTACCGGCAGAACAGCGATTTTTTCAAGCAGCGCATCCTGCCCAAGCTCCAGGCGTGGATGCCCGAGGCGCTGCCGATTGGGGCGCAGTCTTCGCAAGACTCATCGAACACGGCCACAGCCGCGCCGACATCGACCGAATGACGCTGGCGCAGATGACGCTGTTCCTTGAGCATGGCGAAAAGCTGGTGGAGCTGCGCCACAAGCAGCTGGCCAACCGCGTCGCGGTGACCCTCTTCGGCTCGGACTAGGGCACGCGCGCCAGTCGCTCCAGCGCAGGCAGATCCACATGGCTCAGCAGCATCACCGCGTTGCTGTGTGCAAGCTGCTGGGCGGCCAGGGTGTAGCCCGCTGGGCAGGCGACGACGGCGATCTGGCATCCGTGGTGCCGCTGGCCGGCCACGACCTGCTGCACAGCCGCGTTGCCGGCCGGGCGGGTGTACTTCTTGGCCTGCAGCGCCACGCGCGTGCCGCGCAGTTCCGCGATGACGTCGACGCCCTGGTCGCCGATACCGCCGATCACGGTGACGCGCCAGCCGGCGGCCCGGAGCAGCTCGGCGCAGTGGGCCTCGTACTCGATGGGGCTCATCGTGGACAGGTCCAGGCCGAGGATGTGGCGCTTCCGGCGCTCGTTCTCGCGCACCGCGAAGACGACCAGCAGCGCCACGAATCCGGCGGTTGGCCACGGGTGCTCGATGGCAATGCCGACCAGCAGCGCGAGCCCGAGTCCGATGGCCACCAGGCCGCCTGAGATCACCCGAAACATCCCGTCAAGGTAGCACATGGCCAACATG